CACCTCTGCGCGTGGACTGAGTCTTCACTCGCACTTTGTTGCCTCCGAAGAGGTCGCTAGTACACTTTTAGATCTGGTGTACAAACCAACAGTTTACCGTCAGGCTCTCAGCCGAACGCTGTATTTCAAGCGTCCCGATTACCGGGGGTTATCTGTGTTTCCTCAGGGATCAACCTGAGCCTAGTTATGCCTCCTTACGGCAAGCATAACTATGTGATAGCGATGTATGACTGCCCGTGCAGTCTGTTGGCCTTCCGTGAACTGGTGTTCACTTAGCGTCGACATTTTTATAAATGCATGAGAGAAAGTTTAAACTTTTCGTATTTCGAAAACTCTCCACATTAACGACTTTGGGCAGATTACATGTTGTAACCCAAAATGAGAAATTCGGCCTTTCTAAAGGTCTTATTTCGGTTGAAGCACCAGAGATGCTTATCTATCCGACATTTCTCGGGGCTAGTTTAACGTCATTCCGGACGTGGATCCAAGATTGCTTGATGAACGAATCAATTCGACTCAACACAATCCCGCATGCTGGAGACAAAACTCCCAACACACTCGCCAAACTCACGGATCTCTCCGTGTAGGCTACGCATCTTATACAGTCTTTCTGTACTAAATGCTAATGAATCGCCACCGTCTATCAGTAACCTGGTATCCTTATAGAGCTCGGGTGAGCTTTGGAACCTCTTTTCGGTTAACTGAAGATGCGTCATGTGCTCCAGATCGGCTTCTCGCCAATGATCATGGGCACGCCTCCACAGCTTAAGCTTGTGCTGGCGATACGTCAGTGATTCTTGCTCTGCTTTACCATATGCAGCAACACACCAATTTGGTGGACGTATAGGTGGTATGATTTCCCGACAACCCGGAGGGGTGGGACAATCACTGTGAATTCGGACTCTATGGAAGGGATTCTTTATATCCTTAAAATTCGATTCTTCATCGACATCCATAGCTTCACCAGCAGGTCGGAACAACTTCCTGACATGCGGTTTGGACCAATAGTCGTAAGCATGTTTTGCAACACGACTTTGGACATTATCAGTCATGACAATGTAACCGAATTGTGACTTCTGACTAGGAGTCATCTTCTTCATCTGCCTCTCGGATAAGTACTTAATACCTTCCAATCCGGGACATTGAAGACCTAAACCGCCGAGTTCACGTGGAATGAAATAATTCATCACGTGCCCGTCATCCATAACAGCACACTTCTTAAGTGCTTCGCTGTTGTAAAACAAATATCTTTTTAATGTATTGATTTTGTTATTACTACCCTCCAGAATTTCTGGCAAAAGGTATTGGATTGGTTTATCTTGGACATCTGAAAGTCTTGCGACCTTCGATTGCCCGAGAAGCATACCAACATTATAGAATGGTATGCGGGTAACGTTTTCACCTTCAACGTAGAATAGTTCACTATTCACGGTGCAAAACTTGGGGTGGAAGAAATTCTTCCCCGGACTGGGTGTTAAACCAGATTCCGGTAGCGTA